AGTCTTTACTATATTCTGCGGCGTTGCGGATTTTGCTACAATGGGACTAGTCTTTACTATATTCTGCGGCGTTGCGGATTTTGCTACAATGGGACTAGTCTTTACTATATTCTGCGGCGTTGCCGGTTTCGCTAAAACTGGACTACTCTTTGCTGTTTTGCGATTCGCCGCAAGTGGACTTCCTGCATCTCGTAGCTCAAACCCGTTTGCTCTTACACGATTAAACAGAAATGGTATATACACAATAGTTAGTTTTAATTTTTTTGTTACGTAATAATGTAGCATAGTTTCCGAATGTAATGGATTTTTTAAACTATAGTCATACATAATATCATATATTTTTCCAATATATATAGCATTTGTAAAAGTAGATATTGAAAATCGATCGTTTATCTTTGAATACAAATGAAAATTTGGTACTAAAATTGTTGTTTCCTTTACCATTGAGAACCATTTTATATCAAAGTCATTTAAATAACGCACATCTGGTCTTAAAAATATAACATAATCAAAATCTTGCTCTGACATTTCAATAAGTTTTGTTAGTTGTAATTTAGAATACATGGCAATTATAAAATTATCAACTGAATTATAATTGGTATTCCATGGATCTGGATGTGTGCGATATTTTTTAACATCTATTGTTCCCTCGACAATTTCCTGATTATCTATTATGCTGTACTGGGGTTTCAAACATAAATATTCGGTATTGTTTATTATACAATCCTTCTCCCCTGTGCGTTTATTTGTAAATTTTCTGTTTAGCGAATACGTATGTAAAAAGACGACATATTCAATATGGTTTTTTATAAAGACATCGAATATTTTGCTTTGTATACTTTGTAATGTTTTTTCTAAACTGCGTGTTAATCCCCAAAATGCTAGAGCAACCTTCATGGTTCCTAATCTAGGAAAATATTTTTTTTATATATGTTTATATAATAAAAAAATTATTTTGAAAATAAGGATAATTCTATTTAGCGACGCGATACTTTAACAGACTTACCGCCACGCTTACGCGAAGTCATAGGTTTAAACAGCGCACGGGAATTGTTTGGCTTAGTGCTATTTTTACGAGTACTGTTGAGTACCAAAGCAGTTTTATTTCCTTTGTTGGAGTTGTTGTTTCGCGTATTGTTGTTTTTGTTAGGCACGGCCTGGTGTCTCAACCAAAAATTAGACATTCTATAAAAGAGTTAGAAGATTTTTTGTAGGCTCTCATCTGCAATCTGTCTTGTTTTTGGCGGATTGGCGCGCCATTCATCGAACAACGCATCATTAATTTCTTTTCCAGACAGAACGTATTTCGTCATTCGGTAAATATTCCACGGATCATATACACCGGCAAAATGAAGTATAAAATCACCGGGACGATATAATCGGCACGCAGTGTCATTCGCTGAATTATTTTTCCCAAACGCATACGCATTAAAACGCCACGATTCACGCACCGTTTCGATTTTTGCTGCGTCTTCTGGATTTGTCTCAAACAGTCGTATCATCGCTGCATTATCCCACCAAATATGATACATAAGGTCAGTTTGTGTATAAGCGCGCATGAGAAAATCCTTAACCCACGCGGAACGCCCACGCAACAATATATGCCCGTTATTGTAATGGTCGCATACATCATATGTCCATAGCATATCTTTGGATGCTGGCATAAGCGGTAATACCTGAGTTTCTAACAATAAATCTTGGTTGGTTATGACTGCGTCGGCGTCCGACCAGAACACGAAATCGTAGTCATCGATGTACTTTAAAATAAATTTGAATTTTGACCACGGAATCGGACGGTCTCTGTCCCATACGTCTTCGCCACCGGTCAGAAAAGTATATCCGTGTTTATTTGCGTATTGACGTTTGGACTCTAGGGCGGGCTCCATGGCGCGCTTGTAATCCGCGCCCACGCAAAATGTGAGAATTGCAATCGACGGCATATTTGTATTTGATTGGAGGCGAATGGTTTAGACGAAGACTTGGCGAACCTAAAGGGGATATCTCAATTTTAATTACGACGCGTCTTTCTGCGGTTATTGTGTTTACGACGTGTGCCTCCTGCCTTATTCGCACCATTAAGTGCTGACAATACAGCTATTCTACGCATAGTTGGATCTGCAGAAACACCGTATTTACGCTTTTCGTAGACACCCTTAGGCATAGCGAACTTACGTAATTCTAATTGACTAGAATCATACGCATTACCATACGTTTTGGACGCTCCAGACACGCTAGGTTGTAAACGCAACTGGCGCAATTCATTTAATTCTTCCGGGGAGATACGTCTGGTTCCAACAACATTGTTGATCGCATTTGCTGTCCTACCCCAACCCCAATTTCTTAAATGGTTTCTAATATGGAATCCAGTGAGAGATTTGGCTTCCTCAGCCTGTTCCTTAGCATAAGAAGATGCCATTGCTTCTTCTTCATTAGGACTAAACCATAATTCATTCTGGCGAGCACCTAACTCATTTGCTGAATAATGGTACCGACCAACTTTTTTGGGTGATCCATTCTGTTTAGTCGGCCGAGTGTTGCCGTTTGAATTTGATGCATTGGGGTTAAATGTGACAGGCATTATATATAGATTAACGTTTTTAAAAATTTTTTCTCATCTATAATTTTTGATAGGAATCAATTTTATATTTTGAATAAAATATATTGTTTCAGTTGTAAGGTGTGGATATGGATAGCTACATCCAGCGGCATCCCTTAGATGGTTTATGCGAAAATCTATCATGAACAGAAATTTGTTTATAATACGTTTATAACTAGGGATGTAGTCATAAACTTATATTGTTTTAGCTAAAAATGTATCCGAAAATTAATTTAATTTTATGACTACATCAGAATAGGGGTGGATAGCTGCAGCCTGCGGCGTCCCATAGGATTTTTTAAGCTAAATGACTACCGTAAACATAAATCTTATTTATGTTTATGATACGATTACGATAGTTTCCTTTTTTCCTAGATACTTATAAAAATGGGGTTTAAAAGGGGAGCTATCACCCTTTACATCAGAATTCATGGTTGCTAATAAAATGGGTGCTCTACACAAAAGGGGAGCTATCCCCCGTTTAGTTTAGACTAAGCATTGGTGAACCTAAAGGGGATATCTCAACTTTAATTACGACGCGTCTTTCTGCGGTTATTGTGTTTGCGACGTGTGCCTCCCGTCTTAGCACCCCTAAGTTTGGACAATTCGCGTATTCTTCTCAGTGTTTCATTACGAATAGTTCCGTCTCCCATTATAACCCCGAAATCACCTTCATTGTACGAGTTTCCGAATGTTTTCGATCCACTAGAACTCCGGGGCTGGGCACGCAACTTTTTCAATTCGTCTAATTCCTCAGGAGTTATTTGGCGCTCTTCAATAACATTGTTGAGCGCACTTGCTGCCTTACCCCAACCCCAATTTCTTAAATGGTTTCTAATGTGTAGTCCTGTGATACTTTTACCTGACATTTATATGATGGTGAAATATTTAAAAAATTATACGTAGTATACTGTAAAAACTATATGTAAAACATTTGCCCTATGCTCTATCATTATTTTATAACATTCAAGGAAGGGGTTTAAAAGGGGCTGAGCCCTTGGCAAAAAAATTGAGGACAAAATCCCAATTTTAGCCCTCAAATCAGCAATGTCCACAAGCGATAAGAAGTATGTCCGCAACGCACAAGGTCAGTTTGTCTGTCCCCATTGTGATAAGATAACGGAAAAGCAGAATACCATGTATTATCACATTAAGAAGATACATGACCAGGATCTGCCCTTTGAGTGTACGCATTGTCCCGTCAACCCGAAATTCCTACAGCGTTCCGGGTACCTTCATCATATGGCCACCATTCACGCCGATATAACGATTGGTGAAGCCAATCCTTATGCCGGTGTATCCTTTGTGTGTCCTGAGCCCGATTGCGGTCATAGCACGCATACAAAGTCAAATATGATTATTCATTACGCGCGTAGCCATTGTAAAACGTGGGTGCCGACCTATGCGAAAGATACGGCGTGTACAAGTTGTAATAAGACGTATGCATCGTCCTCTGCATATTTGTATCACGCGCCGACCTGTTTTCATACAAGTGCTCCGATTGCTCAAGTAAATATGCTATCGCGAATCAGATAAAGTGTATGATATCCGAGTGCGGCAAAACCTAAGAGAAGCATCATCTCAAAATAACGTCGATGTGCGTCTTTTTTCAAGACCGCGAGCAAAATGAGTAGTGGAGCGATAAGGAATATGTGGATCCAGTTAACCCAAGCGCTCTTGTTTTCCTTGATTTTTGTATAGGCGCGATATCCGTGATACGCAAGTATAACAACGCCTAGAACACCCAGTGCGTTAAACACATGTTCGGGAACCGTGTCGCTTGCTAGACCGACATACAAAAATAATGGCGCGACGCCTAAAATATGGGCAATATGATTTTGAATATGCGCCATTCTAAAGGTGCTAGGTATTTAAAATATAATCATGAATGCTGAATGCGTACTTCAACTACTTACTCAGTATATAAGTCGCCAATCAAAAAGTGAAACGATTACTACAATAAAGCATGTTATAGACACAATACATTTAGATGCGACGGCATTAGAACGTCCAGAATTCAGCACTATTATTAATTCAGCACGCCTAATGGCGGATTGTGGTTGGCAACGTACTATTTCATCCCCAACAGTTCTTACAAGTATGCCCACCGTATCCGTCTTCTGCGACGGGTCGTGTCGCAATAACGGTCGGCGCGATGCGCGAGCTGGCTACGGTGTGTATGTAGTGCGAGGCGATACACCGTGTCATTCGTATAGTGCGCACGTACCGACTGACGATCCGCAAACGAACCAACGTGCCGAACTATTAGCCTTACAATATGCGCTCAACTATATTGCCGAGGGCGGTATACACGGAGCGACCATTTATACGGATTCGAAATACGCCATACAATGTGTATCTGTATGGTGTAAGACATGGAAAGCAGCCGGATGGAAAAAATCGGATAAAAAGGTGATTCTACACGTAGATATTATTCCCACCATGTGCGAACTCTGGGAGAGTATATCCGGTTTTACGAAGCTCACTCATGTATTCGGACACACTGGAAAGAGCGACGCAATATCCCGCGGAAACGCTGAAGCCGACCGTCTTGCCTTGGAGGGGTCTTCCAGATAAGGATTCGTCTTCTTCATCGTGGCTATGTCCACCACCTCCACCGCCGCCGGTATAAAATCCATCCTTTAACGAGTCGTAGAGTTGCGGACATAATCGGCGGATATGGGGCTGCGAACATATCATACAGACACCGGCTTCCATAGTTATATTATAGGAGCGTTTTAATTAATTCCACCGATTCCAACGCTCCTTCCAACCACGCCTGATTCTGACTTACAGATTCACCACATACATAGACATTCGGTGCCGGAGTGTGAGCGGCGCGTGAAGCGTCTGCTACATCATAGTCGCCAGGAAGCCAATATGTACACCCTACTTTCCAATCGTGTTTTTTCAGATAAACAGGCTTGGGTATTTCGACTGAAGGAAACAGTTCGCGGAGATTCGTCGCAATCGCCGTTTCTAATTCAGCGCCTTCTTTGTTTCGCCAATAGTCTGTATCTGCTCCATCCGTATAGGAAATCATAATAAGACCAATATCCTCGCGAATCGGAATAATATATCGTAATGGATTTGCGGTAATCGTTTTTTTCATATTTTTAAACCAGACTTGTTGTTTGCTATCAGGTGGATATACAGCGTAAATGCGCAAAAGAGGCGACATAGCAAGTTGCTTAAGCATCGGAGTGTCGCGTAAAACGTCGAATTTGCCAAATTCCGAAAAGGGAGTTGCGATGACAACACGTCGCGCGACATAATGAAACGGCGTAGTCTTGTTCTTCATTCCCGTAATTTCCAACAATTCCTTCTGCTCAATTGTATCAACGCGATGGTGGGTTCGCAGCACGGCTCCTCCTGATTCCGCTGCTTTGCGTATGTTTGTCGTCAGACTGTCAATACCTTCTTTAATGCCGTAAAAATCCGTGTCCGAACGACTACCCATAGGTTCATCGGGTGCAAAGGCAGCAAGCGATACATCGGCGCGCATCAACTGTATTTCTGCCCAATACGGATAGGCGGTGAAAATATGTCTCATGGACTCCGGAACACAGTCATAGAGTGTACGCGTGGCAAGTTCGCTTTGAGGCAATGTCTCTAACAGCACCTTCAGCGGCGCAAACAATGTAAGAAACGGATTTGGATGTGTTTCATACAGCGAGTCCGACGAAATCGGATAGGTGTGGAGACCGAACCGTTTTACAAGAGCGTTCACCCGTGTATGCGCATGATGGATACGGCCAGCGCCGGCTTCATATTGAAGAGCCGGTACGCCCTTGGTGGCGGGAATGCGCTCCGTGGCGGCGCGTCCGCCCCACGCACTATACGCTTCGAGTACAAGAATACGTTGTGTGCGTTTTGCGCAATGTTCGGCAATACTTAGGCCAGCGATTCCGCCACCCACAATAATGATATCCCAAGGATGTGTAGACATTTACAATGGGAGCGGAATTTGACTGGCAGCCTAAATGTGCGGTGCCCCTTGGGGTTTAAAAGGGGCGGAGCCCCTTGGGGTTTAAAAGGGGCGGAGCCCCTTGGGGTTTAAAAGGGGCGGAGCCCCTTGGGGTTTAAAAGGGGCGGAGCCCCTTGGGGTTTAAAAG